CATCGCTAGTCCTCCCAAGGCTTACGCCCTTGATTATCAAATCGATAGTGCCAAGTCTGCTTGCCTGGAATAGCTTTCGTCTTGACCACATCGCCCAAATATTTCTGCACATGACTGACCGCGTAACGAGCTGCCCTCTCTCCGCTCGGCAAATTGTTTGCCTTGAGCGCTTCCCGAGCTAATATCTCTAGATCCTGTCGTGTGTAGAACTTCGTTCTGTCCATAGCATCCGCGACTTTCTGTGCAATCTCTACTTCGTCTGGGCCTTGATCAAAGTCAACCGTATCCCAGAAACCTTTTTCAAAATCGAACCGAGCCAAATGCGTTTCAGGTTCTCGTGCATTTCTTGCCTCGTAGAACATAGTCACGTTCGGTCTTTGTCCCATGAGCTTGATACCAGAGTCCATCCACCCAGCAAACGCTGAACCACCACGCGCCGACATGAACGAGGCATCGTCAGCTCGCTCCTTGCCCGTGTGATGCGCGATGATAACCGCGACACCAAACAATTCGATCAACCGATCTATTCTAGACAACAAGCTATGGATCTCTTGGTTGCTGTTTTCTTCTCCGTCGAAGAAGTTAATGATAGGGTCAATCATCACAATGTCAGGCTGATGATAGTCTATGCTTTCAGCAATCGCGTTGATGTCTTTGTCACGCATGATGTTCTTTCTGAGTCTGCCCGTGGGTATCAAGTTGGCGTGCCCCAACGCCATCAAGTCTGGATCGTGTGCGTAGGGCTGATAGTAAGTGTCGATTCTGTTTTTCAAAAACTCCTGGATGATCTCTGCTTGCAGCCACATGACCTTACACGGTTTCGTGAACGGCATGCCCATGAACTTCTGCCCAGTGGTTGCTGCTGCTGCAAAAGCACCGAGCCAGTGCGACTTACCAATCTTTGGTTTACCGATCAACAAGCACCTGGATTGCTCAAAAATAAAACAGTCACCCCAGTATTGTTCGATAGTTCCAGACTCAATGCCCGTCCAAAACTCATCGTTGTAAGCTTTCAAGCCCAGTGGGTCTTCTTTATTGTCTTGTTCTTTTTGTACGACGATTGGATCTTCTTGTTCCAGTATCTCTTTCAGCTCTTCGCCGAGATCTATTTGCCATTCGCTGGTCTTCCAAGACATGATGCCCGCTTCCGTATCCTCTGGGTTACGCTTGACGTGTCCTTGAGTGATCGACATGACCGTCTGCAATACTTCTGGCAGAGGCAACGGCGGTTGCAATGTTTGATTCCAGTCAAACGCTTTGATCAACACCTCACGATAACCCCAACCTTCACGGATCCATTTGCCTACCAGGCGAGCGAGCGTGTCGTTGCGTTGACCAACACCAACTGGATCCAACGTAACCTTCTTGCCATCCCCGATCGGTTGTACTTTTCCAGACTGATTGAACTCATGGATCGTGTTCAAGTCGTTCATGTTGAGCATGGGCAAATCATCGACATCTCTTATGTGTGCGCCTTCAGGTGTTTCGAAGCCGTAGCTTCTTGACGGCGACACCATGACGTAGCCACCTTCACCTCTTACGTCCAGTTTACCCGTCGTGTTTCTGACGTTGAGACCTTCGTTGACTTGATAAAAATAATGATAGCCACCCCTTGGAGTCCTTTGTTTTAAAGGCGATCGAGTCAATTGCCCAGATTCCACGAACTCGACCGCCTCTTGGCTATCGCAGTCCAGAACCACAAACGTTATGCCTGTTATGGCTGCCCAGTTTGCGCCTGGATAGCGAGTCAACCACTCTCTCAATTCGTCTTGTGTTGGTTGTCGTCTTTGATAAGTCTCCCACTTGACCCTTGGTGTCTTCGCCCACTTAGCAGCCAGAACCTCATCGCTTTCAAACGGATGGCGTTTGCGAAAGTATTCTGGAATGATTTCGTTGCGAGATCCACAAGGTATCAAGTGGAATCCTTCTTCCCAAAAAGACCAAAGCATCTCCTGCTTTGACTCATCGGAAACGTTCTCTTGGGTTTTATTTTCGTTAAGAAGCAGAGGCATTTTCTTCCACAGGGCCATAGATATCTTCCCAACTCAAGACTCCTTTCGTCATCATCATGAGTTGTTTTGCTATTCTCACTGTTGGTTGCCTTCTTCCGTATCGCCAGGACTGAACAGTCGCTACCGATACATCTAGTTCTTCTGCTAGAGGTTCTTCTCCACGCTTGATAATATATTCTGATAAATTCATAATGGGTACTTTAAAATAAATATTACAAAAAGTAAAATAGTTATTGACAGAAAGTTTTAAAAACTATAAATTAGATTCTGTTGAGGGTTGTGACTCGTTTTATTTCATAATTTTTTTCATAGAAAATCCTACGACCCTCAACACCATAAAGGAGAAAACAGTATGGCTGAAACAGACAGAGAGTTTGACGACCTCGCGGAACTCTTGACCAGAAAACAAAACAATCTTGCTTTGCAGGCCAGATTGCGTGAGGAAAGCAAAGAGCTAGACATAGCTATTGCAAGACATCCTAAGATTAAAGATAAAGTAATCCAAATGAGCAACACAGGCGGTGCTGCTCGCGTGTCCTTAGATGAATACGATTTTGATATTAAAGTAGATTATCGCGTCAAGAGATCCTGGGATCAAGACTTGGTGGGTAAGATACATTCAGAAGGATCTATTCCTCAGAATTTATTTCCCTTTGATATTGAATACAAAGAAAGCAAAAAGAACACCACGCTTTTAGCTGAGAACTTTCCAAGTCATTACCAAAAATTATCACAAGCGTTGACGACAGAGATATCTGATCGTCCTTACGTTAACTTTTTAGACAAGAGGAAGAAATGAGCATATTAGATGAGGTGCAAACTGGCATGAATCCTGGGCCAGTAAAGATGAACGTAGGCGGAACTGACGGCATAGGTAAGACTACCTTTGCAGCGGGAGCTCCAAAGCCAATATTTATTAAGACGGAGGAAGGTACGAGGTACGTTAATACGTCCTCGTTTCCTTTGTGTGAATCGTTTGAAGACATCATGCACAGGCTGAAACAGCTCGTGCAAGAAGAGCACGACTTCAAAACTGTTGTTCTGGATACCACGGATTGGGCTGAGAAACTGATCCAAGAAGAGGTAGCCAGACAGAAGAACGTAAGCTCTATCGAAGACATCGGTTACGGTAAAGGCTACACCATGACAGCCGAGGGCTTTCAGAAGATCTTGCGCGCCCTGGATGTTTTAAACGACCAAAAGAACATGAACGTGATACTGCTGTCTCACGTTGCTATCAGAACATTTGCAGATCCAGAGAGAGAACCTTACGATCGATGGGAACTAAACCTTCACAAGAAGGTATCGTCCAAGATCAGAGAATGGGTTGACTTCAATCTGTTTGCAAATCATCAGATTCGTGTTACTAAGTCGGGGTCAGGCTTTAACGAACAAACGCGAGCGCTTGCCATGGGCGATCGCATGCTGTTTACCAAGTTCTCCCCGGCTTTCGATGCGAAGAGTCGAGTTCCTCTTCCTGACAAGATAGAGCTCAAATGGGATTCGTTTATCGACGAATATAAAAAATCAATCAATAACTTAATGGGTGCCAAAAGTGCATGAGGAGATCTTTGTGTGTGACGAGTGCGGTGAAAAAGACGCTGAAGTAAAACACGACGGACTTCTTATGTGCACTGATTGTGCCCTGGAGGATATAAAAAATGACAGATGACTTTAGTATAGATCTGACGAATGTTGAAGAGGACAATGACTTTTCTGCCATGCCTGCTGGGCAATATGAAATGGTGGCTAATCAATGGAATCAACACACTTCGAAAGCTGGGAACCAATCTATTAAGGTTGAGTTCGATGTTGTAGGCCCATCGCATGCGGGCAGAAAGGTATGGGAATACTTTACTGTACAAGGCAATGCGGTAACAGTAACTGCTAGGCGAGTTAAGTCTTGGCGTAAAGCGCTTGGCTTAAATCCCGACGTGAGTTTTAATCGTGAGTCCTTAGATGAAATGATGAACGAGCCATTCTTGGCAAAGATCAAAATAGAACCTGGAACAGACGGTTATGCTGACAGCAACAAGATTGCTGACTTCGTTACCAAAGGCAATAAACTGCCAGACGTAGAACAGGATCCTAAAGAAGTAGAGGCAGTGGAGAAAACTGAATCTAAAACTTCTGATAAAGATTACGATTGGATGAAGTAACCCTCATCTAAGGCGACCTAGGCATGTCGTCAAACTGCCTACCAGAGAGAAATAACAGAGAGGCGACATGCAAAACAAGGAAACTTTGTCCTTGGAGGACAAGAGCGTAATCACAAACGCTGAAAAAGTAATATGTGAACTGCACAGAGTATGGCAGAACAAAGATTCTTTATTTAATCCAGCGCTGACTAAGGCGGTTAAAGATGCTGAATTATCTATAGTAAATGCGAGGATGCTGAAAGATGAGTGAATTTAAAAAAGATTTAACACAGAGACTTAACGAAGATCTCCAGGAGTTTGCTAAACGCAAAGACTTCGATGCTGGGGAGTTTTGTAGCACGATCACCAAGTTTGCTATATCTTTGAACTATGATTTCTCAGACTGTCCTGTGACCGCAGCGGGTATGATAACCATGTGTTGGGAACAAGAGATGAGAAACATAAAAGCAGAGATGAACGAACAACAAACATCTGAGGAGATGGAACTCAAACACTAATGAAACTAAGACCGTATCAAGAAGACGCCGTAACCTCTTTAATAAATTGGTTTGATTCAGAGTCTATTGATAGAAGACCGTTACTAAATTTACCAACGGCATCTGGCAAAACAGTTATCTTTTCTAATGTAATCAAGCGACAGATAGAAACGTATCCAGACGCTAGGTTTTTAGTTCTAGCACACAGACAAGAACTGATAGAGCAAGCTGAGAACAAGATAAAGAATGTTTGGCCTGATGCTCCAGTTGGTGTGTTATCTGCTGGACTTGGCAGACAAGAGATGGATTCTCAGATATTGGTTGCATCCAGGGACACGATAGCGTCAGGATCTAGACTGAAGAACGTGGGCAAGTTTGATTACGCCATCATAGATGAGGCACACAACTTAGCGCCAGACGAGCAGACTCGTTATCAAAAGATAATATCAGAGCTGTCAGACGATTACGCCATGCGCGTCATGGGATGCACAGCAACACCCTATCGCATGGGACAAGGCTACATCTACGGCAAGCGTAAGGATCATTTCTTTTACGACGTTGCTTACCAAGCAAAGATACCAGATCTGATAGACCAAGGTTACTTGGCTAGGATAACTTCGTATCAAGTTGCTGACGACACCATCATAGATGCGAGCAAAGCTAAACTTAAATTCAAAGGTGGCGATTACAAAGAATCTGACTTAGAGAAACTAGCCATGGACGACAGAACCATGTTAGCTATCATCAACGATTGGTTAGACAAAGCTTTTACCAAAGGCAGAACCGCAAGCGTATTCTTTTGTGTATCGGTTATGCACGCAACCAAACTAACAAATCACCTACTGGATCACGGCATTAAAGCCAAATTATTGACAGGTGATACGCCTGGCGAAGAACGAAAGATCATATTAGAACAGTTTGAATCTGGTGATATCAACGCTATATGCAACGTAGGCGTCCTTACAGAGGGCTGGGACGCTCCGAGAACGGATTGTATAGCGATGCTAAGACCCACTAAAAGTTTGGGCTTATACGTCCAAATGTGCGGTCGTGGCATGCGTTTATATCCAGGCAAAGATAATTGTTTGTTATTAGACTACGGCGAGAACATAGCGCGTCACGGTTGTATCGATACAGCTCAGCCAGATCAAGAAGTAAAAGTTAGACGACCAAAGATATGCGGTGAGTGTTTAGCGATTAGTCCACCGCATGCTAAGAAGTGTGTTGAGTGTTTGACTGAGTTCCCAGTATCTATGTTTGCTCAGTATCTAGCTCCGATAGAAGAGAGAAAGGTTGCTAAACAAACCAAGGCAGCAAAGGGCGCCGTGATCTCAGATGAGAAGCCTGGACAGAAAGCCAAAGAAGAAAACGTAGTTGGCGTTAACGCCAGTCTAGCGACGTCTAAGAACGGTAACGATTACTGTCGTGTGTTCTTTCAGATAGAGGATAGTTTTTTGCCCAGATCAATGCCGTTGATGTTTGAGCACCCAAGGATGAACGGACTAGCTAAGAACTATTGGTGTCGGATTGTGAACACCAAGCAATGGGGTGTGCCCAGAAGATCTCAAGATGCTGTTGCCAAGATAAACGATGGTGCTATGGATCATGTGAAGTCACTTAGCGTCAAGAAAGAAGGCAAGTATTTTAACGTGAAGAAATTAGTCACTGCTAACAAAGAGGTTTACTTATGAGCGAAGTCAATAACATGATAGATCATGTCATGCTGTCAGAGCCAGAGAAGCGCAGACCTTACCTTGGTATGAGTCAGATCGGCAATCCAGACGAAAGGATGTTGTGGTTAAACTTTCGTTGGTGTTTAGAACCAACAAACTTTGAGCCCAGGATCTCTAGAATATTGGATCTAGGCAATCTGCTAGAAGATCAGATAGTTGATTACTTAAAAAAAATAAAAGACATTGAGGTGTTTGAGAAAGATAAAGAAGGTAATCAATACACCGCGTCTTTGCTTGGCGATCACTTCTCTGGCCACATAGACGGCGTAGTAAAAGGACTGCCTGAAGAAGAACAACCCATGATACTTGAGATAAAAACCGCAAATGAAAAGCGTTTCAATAATCTAGTATCTGAGAAAAGTTACGAGCGTTGGTCTATGGAATACGAAGCCCAAGTGCATTGCTACATGGGTGCTTTTAAGTTAGATAAGTCTTTGGCTTTGGTCTACAACAAGAACAACTCTGACATCTATACAGAAGTGATAGATAAAGACGAGGAGATGTATAAGTCTATGGTAGAGAAAGCAAAACGAATCATTACCTCAGAGCAGCCGCCAGAAAGTTTGATACCAGAAACCGATTGGCGCATCAAGAACATGCCCAAAGGTTCGCGTGATGTTTACATGCAAAGAGAGTATCCAACAGAAAAGAACTGTCGTAACTGCAAGTACAGCCAGCCGATCATAGAGGCAAGCGGAGCCACCTGGAGATGCAACAAGAATCAAAAGATGTTGAATGCTAAAATGCAAGCAGAGGAATGCAAAGACCACGAATGGATCACTGGCTTGACCCCGCTACCTTTTTAGTTATGGCATACAATAAATACGGAGCAATCAAAGTAAAACTCGACGGCTATGTGTTCGATAGCAAACTAGAGGCAGCCAGATACAAATTCTTACGCGAACTAGAAACTGCTGGAGCTGTCTCTGATATAGAGGTGCACCCGCCTTTTCCTTGTTTCGTCGAAGGTAAAAAGATCTGTTTGTATAAGGCAGACTTTAAATACAAAAACGCACAAGGCGAAGAAGTCGTTGAAGATACCAAAGGTATTCAGACGGATGTATTTAAATTGAAAAAGAAACTTGTTGAGGCTTTGTATCCAGGGCTAGAGATTCAGGTTATCTCATCGCCAAGAGCATGAGGCATGAACTTTTTTAAGTTCCTCCCACTAATTTGTCTAATTCTTGCTGTCGTAATATTTGAGATCCAGCGCTTCCTGGCTGGGCTACTCTAGTTATTGGCGGTGCTACTGTTTCTCTTCTGAACGCACCTTCAAGAGGCTGTATTAATTGTTGACCCGCAACTCCTATATCAATCACTGGTAATAAGTTTCTAGCTTTGTCGTAGTCTCCTCTGTAGGCCTCTGCGATTATGTCTTTTTGTAGATCAGCTGGTTTAAAAATACCTCTCATAACTAACTCTGCATTAGCAACTTTAGCTTTTTTAAGCTCTTTCAAAATACTAATATCATCTATACCTAATTGTCTTGCATCTTCAATGGCCAAGTAAAGATCTCTTACTCCTTTGTATCTAGCTTCGCTTGACTCAATAAAAGCTTTAGTAAAATCTTCTGCGTCTCTTTCTCCAGCAGATCTTGCTACTCTATTAAATTCGTTAGAAGCTGCTCTAATAATATTGTTTGCTTCGAAACCTTTGTATCTTAAATTTCTTGCAACCGTAGGTCTGATAACTTTCAAACCACTGAAGCCTTGTATTAAAGTTTCTGCTGTGTCTATGGTGTTACCTCTATATCCTCTTACTTTATCGTCGCCTAACATGCCAGTGCTACCAAATACTGCCTTTGGAAAATCTTTAACAGGTGTGCTGATACCAAGCGGAAGATCGCTTGCAGGATCTGTAGTGATTCTAAAAGGCAGAACTGGCGGAGCTATACCTTCTAGATTGTGAACAAAACCTTTAGCTATCTTGTCACCAAAACTATCGCTTGCTCTGTATAAGGGTCTGCCCGTTTCTGTCTTACCAGTGTAAGCTTCTATGGCCAGTTTAGTTGCTATCGAAGGCGTGGTAAAAGGGCTAACGATTTCTGATATAGGCAATATAGAAGCATCAACAAAAGTTTTAATTAAATCCTCTTCTTTTTGAATACCTTCTTCTGCTTCGGCTATTAGTCTTGCAAAAGGTCTTGATAAATAATCGTAAGGATTGGTGTAACTAAAGTTAACCATTTGAGTGATTCTTCCGTTTTCATCTGTTGCTAGAGGAACTAAAGTCGCAGTTTTATCCCAAGGTGCTGCGAAAGATCTTCGGTAAGCATCTAGCTGTTCTCTATCAGAACCAGTCAAAGCTAATCCTAAAGAAGTTACTCCGGCGGGGAAAGCAGTCGTGGCTGTGAAAGCACTAACAGCTCTTTTCATTCCTTTTCTTTGCAGTTCAGGATTGTTACTAGCAAGCTCTCTTGCAGCTCTATAACCTATATTGGTTATGGTTCTAAATATTTCTGATGGAAAAGCAGCAAAGTTACCTATCGGTAATTTAGCTAAGTCTTTTATAACTCTACCTGTCCTACCGTAATTTTGATATTGATTCTTAGCTAATTGAGCAGCTTCTGCATCAATAAAATCTATAAGATTTTTAGCTCCGTCTTTAGATAACAATCCATCATCAGCTGCTTTCTGTATAAATCCATCAATATCTCCCTTCTTTATAGGGTTCGCTTTAAATCTTTCTGCTAACCTGGATAGATCGGATCCAGCAACTTGATTACCAGTGGTTGTTCTAAATATACCGTTTAAACTAGAGCCAATCATTTCGTCAGCTTCAGTTTGTTTGCCTTGAGCCACTAGCTTGTCATAACTTTGTTTTAACGGTGGATCTATAACGGCTAGTTTATTTATAACTTCGTCTTTAGTGCCGTACTTTAATAAGTTTCTAGATGCCATAACTGGCACAGATGAACCACCGTATTTTACTAACGCTCTAAATAAATCATCTTTCTCTTTAAAAAAATTAAAAGCACGAATAGCATCATCAGATCCTGTATACATTTTTTGTGCGCCTTTAGTAAATGAATTATTTCTAGCTGCTTTAAAAACTCCACTGTTTGTTACTCTACCAACAGCGTTTGATTCGTTAGCAAACTTAGCTAAGTTTTCTATTTCACCAATAAACGCAGAACTTTTTTGTTCTATAAGACCTTCTCTTCTTAATGTTTCTGTTTCTTTTTGAAACCTTTTACTGTTTTTATCTCCCAATCTATTAAAAACAGAAGCGACCGATTTAACAAAAGATCCATTAGCACCGCCCATGTTACCAGCAGAAAATGTCATGATACCGCCACCCACTGGATTTCTTATTTGAGCAGTCGGACTAAACACGGTTTTGTTGTATTGGGCCATGGACTTAATACCTAAAAAACCTTTATATGGATCTCCTAATGTATTAACTAAATTAGAAGCAAAAGTATTTTGAGAATCTAATAAAGTATCGTGAAACTTTTTACTAACCACCAAGCCTGCTAGATCTCCAGCTTTCTCGTCAAACATTTGATACTGTTTGTTTGTTCTTGGATCTGTAAAAGGATTGCCAGGTGTTATGGTTTTACCAAACTCGCCAAACATTTCTGGTTTAAATAAGAAAGGTTTTGTACCGTAAAGTTGAGCGTTGTCGTTTAATGTTTTTATATCTCTAAATGTTTTTACTTTACCTGTTAAAGAAGCTAGTTTTCTAGCAGTATTGTAAGCTTGTAATTGTGTGTTGTTCAGTATCTCATCTGGAGTTTTGCCTAAAAATCCTGCTACTTCACCGAGAGCTTTTCTTGTTTCGCGGAGACTGTCTAATTTTCTACCTTTTAATATATCCGTTTTTATATTACCAGCTAAAAAATCAACCGTTGCTTTTGGATTTTCAAAAGCTAAGTTGTGCATGTCAGACTTTGCTAAATTAGCAAAAATAAAATCAGCATCTTTTTCAGATACTTGAACTACTTTTGCTATTTCAGCTACGGCGGCTTTTCTTTGAGTTGGATCTATTTTAAAACTTGGATCATCAAGTGCTTTAAAAGCTCTATTAGCATATCTGGTTTGATTAAAATTAACGACATCTTTTAATTCATCTGGTATTAAAGAATCGCCAAATCCAGTTCTGCCAACTTGCTTTGTTTGCAAATCTATCAATGATCTTTGTTGAGTTAATAGATTAGATAATTGTCTTTCTTCTGGTATGCCAGCTGATTTATAGAGGGCATCGTCTTCAAAGCTTTTTATTTTTTCTAAAGAATCTTGTTGTAATTTTGTCTCTACTTTTTTTAAATCTTCAAGAGATTTATTTAAATCTTTTTGAGCTTGAGCCAGTTCGGTTGGATTTTTTGCTTGACTAACTTTACCTTGATTTTCTGCAATGTTTTTATAAAGTTCTTGTCCTTGATCTTGATAACTAATACGAACCTTTGGTGCGTAGTAATCTCCAATTGCTTTTGCTAAGTCTTGTTTCTGCGTTTTGTTAAGAGATCCTGTTGAACCTATTCTGTTAGCCGTTCTTTTTATTTCTGAAAAACCTCTTTCAACTTCATTAACTAAAGCAACTTCTGCTTGTAAGTTTGCTTCTTTTATCTGTGCAACTTCGTCAGATCTTAAACCACCTTTAAAACTAACGTAGTCTTGAAACTTTCTAAACAAGCCAGTGTCTTTTTCTTTGAGTAAAGTTTCTGGATCGACGTAACCACCTTTTCTAGATGCAGCAACTGCTTTAGCTATCGGAGCTACAGCAGTTCCTAAAGCACCCGTTGTAGCTGCGGCACCTTTAGCGACTCCTTGCAAAGCTATCGGTACAGTACCAACGATTGCAGCTGTTTCTGCAAACACTCCTAGCCTATCTAATAGTCTAGCTGTGGCGGCCTCAGAACCTCTAAGCTTTTCTAATTTTTCTTCGTCGTTAACGTCATCAAACATTAGATCTGTTAACGTTTCTACATCATCTGTAGCGACAGCTGCATCTATGGCTCCAAATCCTAATATTTGTGAAGCCTTACCAGTCTTAGATAAAAGACCAGCTACGCCCAGTCCAGGCACGCCAAATTGAGTTAAGTATTGTGCTACATGGCCAGCAGTGCTGTTTGTCTCTGGCTTGAATCTTTCGAAGTAATTATTTAAATCTCTGGTTAAATCACTATCAAAAATAGAATCTACTAAAGTCGTTCCTAGAGTTCCTAGACCTTGAGGTATACCAACTAATCCAGCAGCAATACCTCTACCAACATCTCCTAATGTGCTTGGTCTGGTGGTTCTTTTTTTTAAAGTGTCTCTAGCGACTTTTTCTGGATTGTCTACTCCTTCAGGAACAAAAACTTTTCTTCCGTCAATTTCAACAGTAGGCATATTAGTCTCCGCTGAAGAAACCAAATATACCTTTGGATTCTTTTTCTGGAACTGCTTGAAGCTGAGCGTTATTTGCTATGAATTCTATATCAGCTGGATCTCCACTTGAATTAGCTAACGCAGTGGTAACTGGAATCGGTGATCCACCTTCTTGAGGAATAACAAAATCATTTAAATTAATTTTATCAATATTTGGATTTAATCCTTGTAATTTTGAAGCTAAAAGAGTTTGTGCTTGTATATATTCAGATACATCCATTCCAGACGAATCTCCTTGAGCTAATTCTATCGTAGATTGAAAGCTTGGTATCTCTTGATTTTGAGCCACAGCTTGTTTTACTCTGACATCATGAAGTCTTTCTATATCAGTTTTTCTTGCGTCTGATTCGCCTAAAGATTCTGCAAAGGCTTCACCAAACTCGCCTAGTCCTAAGAAGCTTCTACCTAACCCCTCAGTTGGTTGCATCATGGCAGCACCACCAGCTATCAATGCTCTTTGAAAAGCTGGATCGTTTAGTATTGCTAACCTTTGATTAGTTTCATTTTTTACTTCATCAAATGTTTGATCTACTTCTCCTTCTTCAGGCGCACCTTCATCTGTTTTTTCTACTACTTGTTGATCGCCTTGACCAGCTAAATTAGATAAAGAAGCAGCTTGACCAGTTAACGCTCCCGCAGCTCCTGCGCCTCTTGTGATCTGACCACTTCTAGTTCTACCTAACAAAGCAAACTTACCTGCTTGTTCGTCGCTAAGTATCCTACCAGTTTTTGGATCCCTTACTTGAAAGCCTGCTCTTTTTGAAACTTTACCTGTTCTTTTTAAAATTTCTTTTGATGCTTTAATTATGCTTGGCGATACTCTTGATAATCCTTTTAGAGCTAACATGCCACCTAAACCAACTCCAGGTATTAATGCTAAGTAAGATAAAGGATTGTCTGTGTCAAATAAAACACCTTCTTTTCCTATTAGTTGCATTCCCTCTCCTTCTTCTGGACTGCCCTCTTGTCTCTTAACTAATTCAGCTATACCTTTGTTTTTATTTTTAGGTAAATTTTTAATGGCTGATACTATACCTTCGTTCATGACATCAACCTTCCGTAATCAACTGCGTAGTAACCATCCTTAACTGTTACCGCATGCGGATCAACTTCTAATACTTCTTGTGCTAAGAAACCAGCCGTAGGTTCTGCGTCTATGCCTAAGTTTTTAGCTTCTTCGTTCCAATCCCACTCATACCAACCTAATTCGTCGTCGTAATCGCCAACCCTTTTGATATTTTCTTTTAGTTCCATGTCTGATGC